TATTATCAAGTTCATTTATAATAGATTTTTTACTTATTTCTGTACCATTATTGTCTAGTTCTTCTGTTATTCTATTAACCAATTTAGCTAAATCAATAATTGCAGATGTATAAACAAGGACAGAATAATCAACTATAATTTCAGATTTCATAATAATTTAATTTTAATTTATACTTCAAAACATTGTTCTGGTAACCAATGACCATTCTTAAATACATTACAAGCAAAGTAATCATCCCCAGGCTCTTCTGATAAACACCTAAAATAAATATCTTTAGTGCCTTCTGGGATAGCATCAAGAACTCTTTCTGGAAAATCCCAATTAGAGCAAAATTCGCCTTCTATAAAGTTTAAACTTTCATCCTCAAATGTAATTTCGTAATAAGCTAAGGATAAATCTTCAAAAGTTTGTTTCCATTGAGCTATATTTTCACTTTCTAGATAAAATCTATTTGTACATATATTTGCCATCATTTTACTATTTTATAAGTTACATTTTCTTCATTCCAACCTTCTAAATCAGTTCCTGATATACCAATACCTCTAGACTGTAGAAACTTTATTAAAGTATTTATTATGTCTTTAGGCTTTTGTATATTTTCAGAATATCTCTTTAAAAAGTCTTCATCCGATTCTCCTTCATTTTGTTCAAAATAAAGGGTTCTATTCATATTCAAGCTTACTTGAATTCCTTTATACATACTCATAACAACGCTTCAAATTTAGTTCTGTCTTTAGTTTGAAAATCCTTAATAAGTTTATGATGAATTTGTCTAATCCTCTCAGAACTTAATGCAAACTTACGGGATATTTCATTATAATCCATTTCATTACACCCTTTAAGACCATACAGCATACAAATAATATCATGGTCACGACTACTTAATTTCTCAAGTATTTGCGATATTCTATCTGCGATATAATTATTATTAGTAATAGCTTCTGGATTATCTGAAATTGGATTAGGAATGCAATCTCCAATAGTGCAATCTTCTGAATCATCAATACTAGGAGCATCAATACTTACACAGTTATTTGTAGAAGTTTGTACATCTCTAATCATATCCTCGGTAAATCCTGATAATTCTGAAAGTTCTTCAACAGAAGGCTCACGTTCATTTAACTGCTTAAACTTAGCTGTTAATTTATTTAGCTTAGTTTTAGGTTCTATTTGAGAAGTCGGAAGTCTTACATTATTTCCTGTATAATAAATAGATTTTAATATAGCTTGTCTAATCCACCATACAGCATAAGAAATAAATCGAAAGCCTCTTCTTTCATCAAACTTTGTAGCTGCTACAACCATTCCAGCATTTCCCTCAGCAACTAAGTCTTCCAAAGGAACACCTCTACCTTGATACTGTTTAGCAACAGTAATAACAAATCGAAGATTGGCAGATACTAATTTATTAAGAGCATTCTTATCACCCTCTCTAATTCTTTTAGCTAATTCACACTCCTCTTCTTTACTAATCATTTCAATATGACTTACATCTTTTAAATACATATTAAAAGATTCCGTATTTCTAGGGGTGATACTTTTAGTTATATTAATAGCTTTCATTCGTTCCTATAAATTTTAGTAGTATGCCAATTATTTTTACGATATGTGTCACGTACTTGTTCTATATAATCTCTAGCTAGTGCTACACTTGCAAATTCACGTGTGCGAAGGCAAGCTGGTATATCATACGGAGTTGGGGTACACTCAAGTTTCCAACCATTCCAATGGTGACGCTCTACTAAATAACGAGCGTCACCATTATCATTTACTTGTCTAAGTATTCTAAATTTAAGCATTATCCTCAATATTTACAGAATTGTCAGCAAGTTCTTGTTTAACAAAAGCAAAACATTTTAACTTAAAAGCTTCAGAACGCATATTTTCTACCTTAATAACTAGTCCTTCATGAGGAACTTTATTATTACAACTAGGTGAAGGTTCTTCCATATAAAAATCTTTGTTATTAGTGAGGAAATTTATAAAATTCTCACAATAACTTAGATTATCATCATAGCCATTCATACCCCAAGTAAGCTTACCAGCTTCTCCGTAGTAATATTCAGTTACTGGAATTAAACCATTATTCTTACACCATTGTTGTACTTCTTTAGCAGAAAACTCATGTACTTTACCATCCTCATTAGTTAAAGTAATTCTATATACTCGTACTTTAAAGTTTATTTCTGGTTCGAATGATACTTTACCATTTTCATCAGTTTTTGGAGGGCAACATCCATAATCATAATTCTTCTGAATGAAATTACCATTAGGTAAGTATCCAACTATCTCGTAATATAAGGACATACCTTTCCAGAGTTTGTCTTTAACATACTCATGTGCATACTTCCATATATCACAAGTTTCTTCAACACCTTGATATCTATTCTTAATTACATTCTTAGAAGAATATAAATATTCATAGCTTCTCCAGTTAATACACCAATCACCTATTGTATTAGATAACCAGTTTATTAGCTTATCTCGCCAAGATAACTTGCTCTTACAAAGTAAATATGCTGACACTCCGCTAGTACCATGAATTTTCTCAGTAATACTAACTATATCATCATAATTTACTACATAAGGACATTTTTTAATAAGGACTGTTTGATAGTGTAGTCTAAATTGTCCATCAAGGAGGAGGTCAAATCCTCCGGAATCCTTAACTTCTTTAAATTTAGATACTTGTACTTGGTTTCTTGCTTTCTTACATATCCAGATTGATCCTCCTTTAAATTCGATTGTGTCGAATTCTTTGTTTTCGTCTTTACTTGACTCATAATCACTTATAGTTGTATAATTTTGTAACCATTCTAAGAGTATCTTATACTCTATTAAAAAGCCTTCTGAAACTAAACCCTTCAATTTAATAGCAGTTACTTTACCATTATCCTCAAAGAATCCTTTCTTACTAGTATCTGCATTAAGATTAGAATGCCTATACAAGTTTGTAAATTTCAGAAAATCAGGATTAATAGTAGATAAAGTTGGAAAATATACATACAAACCAGTAGGAGAATCAACACTAACAATAACTCTATAACCATCAACAGTAGCAACCTTTAATTTAGTTACTTCGGGATTTGGATGATTAGAAAATTCTGTAATGTTAATAATCTTAGCAAGATAGTTAATATCTGCATTAGTACTTTTTATTAATTCCATATTTACCCTTTATTTTCAAAGCAAAGATTATCTAGATTATAAGACGCTAAAGTATTAAACCAAGCCATATAACTTTCATCTTCCAATTCTTCTGGAGTTAGTTTATTAACATTTATGTTAACCCAATAATCATCGTTACCTTCTAAATCCTCGTACATCCCATATTCATCATGTGCATCGTCTAAGAATTCGTCTGGATTAATATTTAACCTCTCAGTGTGTTCATCTTCTGTCATTTCAGATTCAGAATAACCTGCATAGTGTAAACTAAAACGATCATCACCGTTCAGTTCAGATGTAATAAGAAATTTATTCATAATCTCTAATAGATTTTAATACTGGTTGTAATGGAGTACCAGCATCTGAGTAATAAAAATACTTTACAGTAGCCATTTTACCAATCAATTTATCTAAATTATCACGATATTGTTGCTTAATTTCTCTAGAACCCATAGGTTTTGCTTTAAATGGGATTCCATCGGAAGTTATTAGCTCAAAACACATATCTTCATCACGAAGACCTTCAGATAATCCTACAATCTCGTATTCAGAATCAAAATAATGCTTGATTTTTATCATATCATTCGTGCGACCATTAGGTCTATACACTTTTTCAGGATCTCTGATAACAAGACCTTCCCAACCTTCACTTACGTATTGATCGTGTAGTTTATTCATATTATTCCAGCCAGTAACTTGTACATGAGGAACAAATTGAATAGGTAATTCACCTTCTTCAAAGTCGTAATCAGGTTGAAATTGTAAATTAAGTGTATCTCGGATTTCCATTAGAACTTTTAGACGCTCTTTAAATGTCTTAGTAGTATCTACAATATCATACAAATAATATTGTAACCAATCCATATCATAAGCATTCTTTTCCATTCTAGCGGCACCACTAATCTGCTGCAACGACTTGCCATGTCTATATAATTCTCCGTCTAAAATTAAATTAGGATGTTCAGTAAACAATTTAACTAATCCAGGATTTTCTGTAATATGATGAGTAGAGTAATCGTAATGCTCTCCGCCTCTGGAAGCAGTATGTATAGCCCCATCTCGGAAGTACATGAGCATTCTAACACCATCAATCTTTCTTGAAGCATACCAAACTTTATTATAGATTTTTTGATTAGTCACTTTATCAGCTTGCTTAGCAAGCATAGGTTTCATAACCCCAGCTTGATTAGTAGCTTGATCTCCAACAATTTCACGTAATTGATCTGAAGTGTAAGTATCTGGATCATCATCTAGTTCTTTATAACCTTTATCCTTATACTCCTTGAGTTTAGAATTAAACTGAAGTCTGGCTTGTTCTGTAACAGTTCTATTAGCTTTACCGCAAGTAATTGTAATAGGAGGTTGTTCTGTTAGTTTACCACCAAATATTCCCGTAGTTCTATTTAGAATAAATCCATGAACGTCGTCATCCCAATGAACTTCAAGTTGTACTTGTCTTATTTTATTCTTTGAGTCTATAGATACTAAATATTTATTAAGTTGATCCATTATAAAATACTTTATGATTCTGATTCTTTTGTATCTTGTTCGTATACAGACTTAGGTACTAGTTCTATGCCGTTACCTGTAAAATCTTTTGGCAAATAAGTAAAGAATACACCTATCTTACCCTTTTGAGCAATATCAAGTATATTCTTCTTATTTTCATCAGATAAATAGCCTTCTACTAATATAGAATAAGCAGTACGTTCTTTAATAAAGCGTTCACCTACATAAGATGTTACAGCTTTAATACAATCTGGTATTAGATCAAAGGCGTCCGTAGCTCCCGCTACGAACACCACTTGAATAAATACTAAATCACTCATCCAATTCGTCTTCATCATAATCACCCGGTGTACCACTTTCGTCACTATACCAATCATAATCGTAGAAAACTTTAGCATCATTGTTAAGCTCTTTACAAGAAATCCAGATGTTAGGTTTTCCAGCGTTATTACTAACAAAATTATTAATTACTTGTTTCATTTCTCTTTCAGCATCATCCTTATCAGTGGTAATGTACAAGGGGTTAGGCTCCCCATGAAACATAATTTGAACTGTATATAAAGTCATCATAATTTTAAATTTTATTAAATTAATCTTTTATTACCAATCATAACTTTTAATATTTTTATTTACTTTATGGTACTTAAAATTATGGTTAGCAATTATACATTCTAATAAATAATTTTCAACATCTCCATCTCTAAGATAAAAATTAATAATATTAAATATATAATCTTTATTTTTAGAGTTGAAATGTTGACCTGTAGAATGTATAAATTGATAAAAGAAATCTTCTGCCGTCATTTATCCCCAGTATGTCCGAAACCTCCAGCACCTCTTGTAGTTTCATCAAGTGAATTTACAGGAACCCACTGAATCTTAGAAACTTGCTCTAAAGTAATTTGAGCTATACGATCTCCATGACGTACTACAAAATTATTATCAGGATCAGTATTTATTAAAATAACTCCAATTTCACCGCGATAATCCATTTATGTTATCCTAAAGACTCTTTATTCTTTAGTTCTGCAGTTTCATTAGTTATATCTGCAGGTCGGACTATATCTTCTCCAACAATATTTATAATTTGTTGGAGCAGGGCACTCGTGGTAGCATTACTATCCTCGCTAAGGACTCGGCTACTAGTCTCTGAACCTTCAAGAGTATTACTACTCAAGCTTGGCTGCTGATTGTCCACCTCTGGAGTTTCCAGCAATTCACCCTGTTTTAAGACGCCAATTATCGCTTTATATTTTTCAGATCGTTCATGTGCTTTAGTATTATGGTATGTAGTATGTTCAGAACGTGTTAGTATTTGAAGATTTTCTAAACGATTGTCTGTTTTTATTTCATTTATATGATGCACATCATATTCATCTTTTAGAACAATCCATCCATTAACATTCTCAAAATACTTAGGATCAAACTTATCATGATTTCTTTCAATTACTAATCTATGCTGTCTAACTCTAGATCCTTGAACACTTTTATCACAGGGTTTTGGATGTCCTGGACAATACTCTAACACGTAACCTAAATTAGAAATTGTTTCTTTACCCTTAAAACTTGCATTTTTATCACCAGTAAGTCCATATTGATGATTATTTTCTCCTAAATATGTAGTTTCTCTTAATTTGTTACTACATTCTTTACTACAACAAATTTGCGTTTTAACTTTTTTTATTCTACTAGGTTTCGCATAGAATTGGTTACCGCAAATAGGGCAAGTACAATTTAACTCAGTCTTTTTTCTAAATAAAGCTGAGCAAGTAGTGCTACAACATTGATAGGTCTTTGCACGACTCGGAGTAACGTATTCTATTTTACCACAATAAGCACATATTACTTCTATTTTATCTACAGCATTCTTTTCATTCGGTTTTCCTTTACTGTGTTCATCCGAACATTGTTTACAACAATATTTTCGATGAGCACTTTTCTTTCCTAAGAAAGTTTTTCCACAATTTAAACAAATATATTCTACCATACTAATTTTTTTAATATGGTTAAATATAGACAATTTTATTGGAATAACCTAATAAAAATAATAAATTGTGTAGTAACTGTTAATATATAATTTTAGCGTCTATACAACCTGGCGTGTTAAGAACAGTTATACCGTGTTTAAGAGCTAATCCGCTACGAGGTCTTACTTTTATTTCATAACCTTCTGGAATTGCAACGAATAAACCAGTAGGAATAAGTGCTCTACCTCCGGGACGGATAACCACAGCACCACCTTCTGTATAAAATTGATTATCTAAGATACAATCAACTCCTTTAACATTAAGTATTCCATGAATATCTGCTCGCACATCCATACCAGCAGAACCATCGGTTTCATAACTAGGAAGTGGATTATTCCATTGTTCATCATAATATTGCTTTTGCTTTACTTTTACTTCTACCATTTTATTTAAGCATTAAAAGTCCATAAATACAAACCTAACCACACAAAAAGACACCCGATTAATACAGTTAGCACTTTAAAAGTTTGTACAAACCAAGACATCTCTTCTGGATTACGTTTTATATATTCCCAAATTTCCGGATATTTGTTGTCCGTATCTAATTTCGCTATATCATCAATACTCATGTTACATACATTAACAGTCATACGTACATACCAGAATATTATAAACAAACCTAAGATTCGTATAACTAACATTTATTACGATAATAATTAATTATATCATAAATCAATTGTTCTGGATCATTAGCAACATATACTGTTGTATACATTCTACTTATATCACAAGCTAACCCAGATAAAGGAGCATAATTCTCTTCGTAATCATCAACATGATCTTCAAAGAAATCATCGTCTACAAAATAAGGCTCGCGTGTACTCTCAAGTACTTCACCTATATTTGGAGTTTGTGTATATTGTACACTACCTAAACTTTTAAAATTAATCATAGAAAACCAACATTTAAATTAGAAATTTCTGTAGTTTTAGACACCTCATGATTATTTCTGTAATAATCAATCACATCTCTTAATGGATTGTAATAATCACTAATATACAGTAATGAATAATGTTGTGCATCACCTGCCCAAAAAATACCACTTTGCCATTCCTCACCTTTTTCCTGTTCAAAAATATCTACGTTACCATATATATGATTTCTAATCCACTTTTTATTCACAGCAAACATGGTTATAGCTCCTTTAATATTTCTGGAGTTATTTTCCATTTAGGTTTTACTTTTTGCAACTCTTTACAGAATTGTTCTTCAAGTTCTTCACAAGTCATTTTGCACTTCGATTGAGGCTTTAGCCCATTCATCTAAGTCAATATGCAAACAATTATCCAATTTAAAGTAATATTTAGAATTCTGAGTAGTAAAATACTCAGAATTCCAATTAATAGACTCTATATTAGAAGTTCTATACCACTCACTTCCAGCATCTATGTAAAGAGATACACCTTCGGCAAAGATAGCACACCAACCTTCAAACCTAAAACCATCATCTTTCCATATAATTATATAACCACAAGAGCTATGCTGAATATTATAGATTTGTTCTGTAGACAAACCCTTTTCAGCTAATTCAATGGAATTACAATGCCATAGATTATTAAGAGGTATTAAATTAGATATTGCTATTAAATCCGTAAATTTAAGTTCTCGCATCCTTTAAGTAATTAATTAAATCTTCTATAGGGTCTTCACAAGCTTCTTTGTAAAAGAGTTTATTTAAGTCACCATTCTTCATAACTATAATAAATGGATTTAATCTAGCCCCATACTCACTTTTTAATTTATAAGCACTAGTTTTATCCGAGTGATATTCCGTATTTAAAATAGTGAAATAAATAGACTCTTTCTCTTTATTTACAGGTATGATAGCATCTGTAAACTTTTTTGATTCTTTAGAATTATTGACTACTATAGTTATGTTTAACATTTTAGTCCAAGGGTGTTAAGTAGAAATGATTATAATCTATATTTAAATGATAAGCACCATTAAGAACATGATCCAGCTCAAAATCACTAAAATAACTAACCCAATCCACCTTAATATAAGGTCTTAAATTAGCAGGTTCTATAACCATAGAGTCTTCATACTCTTCCTTAAGTTGCTGAATACAATTAAATACTAATTTATCAGCATCTTTACTATCAAGAACTTGAAAGCTTCTAGTTAAGTGCCCATCATTTATAGTTACCATATTAGGAAGAATTTCCTCTGTAACTTTTAATGCGTCGAGATTTTCAGTATCAGCATCTATAAATAACAAAGCAGCTACAACTTTATAAGGTTTTTCAAATTCCTGCTTTTTAGCAAATTCCATGTAAACTTTAGCTGCTGCCTCATCAACAAAATAGTCTGTAATCATTTTTGTTTATACTTAGAATCGTTATCAACATTTAAAATATACATAGTTTCATAAGTTTCATGAAGCATAACTGCATCATCGCAAAAATCATAAATATCAGGAGAGTTTCTATCCCAGTAATAATCCCAGTCAATATATTCTCTTATTTCTGCAGGGGTTTTCTCCATTATAGATTCTACAAATTCTTCCTGATATGCAGTTATTTTTTCATCTAGTGCCTCTTCATTAAATACTCTGTAAATATGATCACCATATTCAATATCTTTAGAATTTATATTTAACTCACGAATTTCAAATTTATCATTTTCTTCTAAATCTAAATCGTAAGTTAAAATTAAAGCAGCGACACATTTATCATAACCGTGTTCATCACACCAATCTAGAATCTCTGTTTCATGCTTTTTCTCTGCTTCTAAATCAATAAGTTCATCAATCATAAGCTAAGTATTATATTGTTTAAATATTCTCTAGTTCCTTTGACGCAAGCTTCTTTTAAATCTTCAATTAAATTTATTATATGTGAAGCTTCATCTTCACTCATTTGAATATCTATAGGTTGTAGATGCTCTGGTTCAATTTTTAGATTCCATTTATCTAGTGTTGTAGAAAGCATTCGTAAAACTATTTTTATTTTAATGGGATAATTGAATCGAACTTCTTTAACACCTAGAGTTGGAACTTCTGTAACACTTGTCCAATATTTAGTTGGATTCTTAGTAAGCTTTTTAATAATAGTTTCTACTGTCTGCAACATACCTATTGATAAATTAAAACATTCTTTTTAGTTCTAGATAAAGCTACATATTGAAGTTGCCTTCTTACAGCTTCATCATTACAACTATTTATATTACGAATATCTACAAATACACTATCAAAGGTACTACCTTGGGATTTATGTGTACTTATAGCATAACTATAGTCAAAAGATTTCTTTCGGATTAATCTACCATCCACGTATAAATCAATTGGTGTAGTAAAGCTTCCCATCATTTCAAAATATTTTTTCCAATAATAGTTAGCTTTTTGCCTTTCACCTAGTTGTTTTAGTTGAATTGCTTGTTGTCTGTAACCTTCAATTTTTAAAGATAAAGACTCAAGATAATCTTTAGAAATATCTTTAGATAAAATAGATATATTTTCACTACTTTTTGTTAATGAATCATAAAGTTCCATACTAATCCCAGGCAAAGAGCCAAAATTTGGAATATGAATTTCTGTTTTAAAAGGTTCATTTACAATAATATAATCCATAGAATTATAAAATTTGAACCCATTAAACTCAAGATTCTCACAACCAATAAGGAATTCACCCTTATGATACTGACAATCTTTACCAAAGAATGCTTGGTGTATCGCTTGATTGTAAGCCTTAACTCTATCATTCGTATAACATAAAATCTTAGTACTTAATATATCTCCTTTTTTCATAGCTTTCGCTAATGCAATTTTTGCTTCTTTCAAAAATTCCTTCATATCAGACGTTACAAGAAGACTTCCTTCCTCTCCGATGCAATTATCAAAGTGCTTCATTGAATGCGTTCTGAGTGTCTGTAACACGTCAATAAAACCATTTTTATCGGACTGTCTGTATATCTTTTGAAGTTCTACACAGGGTTGTGTATGAATAACTTTTGAAAGAAAATCTTGTTTTACAGGCTGTAATTGTGCAAAATCTCCAGTAAATATAATCTGTGATTCTTGTTCTTGCACTTGTGCAATTAAACAGGAATACAAATCATTATTTATCATCGAAGATTCATCACAAATCACAATACCACGCTTAGGAATAGATGTAACATTACCACTACATTTAAACATAAGATTACGAAAATCAAGAGCAAAAATGTCGAGATTAGGAGAAAGCGAGAGTAATTTGTGCAATGTAACTGCTTCTCTTTCTGTATATCTTTCAAGCACCAATGCCGCTTTATGAGTTGGGGCACATAGTGCGTATTGAATACGATTGCGTTCACACCAATCAATTATATAATTTACTAATACACTTTTACCAGTACCAGCACTACCGTAGTAGAGACAGGCAGGTTCTTTATGATCATTAATAAATTTTATGACCATATTAAGAGCCTTTTCCTGATCTTCTCCTAAGATAATGCTGGTATCATGTTTATTTATCATTTCTTAAATATTGCCGTAATTACGTATTTACCTGATTTAAAAGCCTCAGGGTATCTACCTTCAATTACTTTAGCAGCTTCATCCTTAGAGGCTGCTTCGCACCATTCACTAAAATCATCCTCAACTTCATGAGTTTCTAAGTTAACAGAATTGACATACACTGTAAACTTAATATTACTCATACTAAGCTTAGTAGCATCAAACTCTTTTCTCGGAACTTCTTTCTTTTCAGGAATAATATCAGTTTTCTTTAAATAGTATTTCTTACCATTTAAGACATAGTACTTACCACCTTTAGGGCCTGTAAGAATTTCTACATTTTCTGGAATTTTCATTATACTTTACTTTTAAAATCCGTACAAATAACTCCCCACTTAACATTTGAGCAGGAGTTCATTATGATAGTAAGTTTATCACAATCAATACCATCACATCTTTCTAAATAGGGATACTTAGTTTTAATATAAGCATCTAGATTATTTACATTTAGAGTAAATGAATCCTTTTCGTAATCGTAACTAATCAGTTTATAAGCTTCGATTATTACTTTATTTAATTTTACAATATCAGAAGGTAACTCTTCTCCTTTACACAGATACAAATAATCAATGGCTGTTGGAATAAACAATTCTCCGATAAACTTTGTGTAATATGAGTCTAATAATGCGGGTCTGGAAGGGAAATTTCCAAATAAATTATAATTATTGTCTATTAACTCTATTTCATTACCAGATAATCTCCTAACAAAATCCTTTATATACACATAATTATCGTAACCCAAGTAGTGCCCTATCAGATTATCTAATATATCAACATGATTCATCATTGTATTAACCATTTAAATGTACTATTTGCATTCAGATGATAAGATAACTTATACATATCTACATTAGAAGTATCTACTTTATAAGAAAGATTACATTCAGTATAAAGTTCATTTATATAAGATAGTAGATCCTCTAAATTAAATAAATACACATTAGTATCTTCTCTCCGTACAAATACACTATTAGGTAAAGAATCTATGAAAGCACCTTCTAGTTCACCATAAACAACAAAAGAGTTTGATGGTTCATACATAAAATCAAAGAATAATTTTACAAGTTCATAATTTACTTGTTCGTTAAGCTTGATTCTAAAAGTATCCAAAGTATCTGCATCTATTTTTACGTAATCCAGAAGATTTAATTCATCCTTGGACAACGAATCATAGAAGTAAGCAATGTCTGAATAATCCTCAATAAAGTAATCCAGAAATTGATCCTTAGTTAGTTGCATTTTTCAAAACGTGTTTAGCTTGAAACTTAGATTCTGGAGTAGCTTTCTTAGCTACTTTTGCCTTAGCTTCTTTACCTTTTACATAATGTTTCTTACCATTCTCATCCAACCAGTAATAACCACCTCTTGGGCCTTTAATCATTTTGTGAGTAATCATAATATTTTAACATTTAAATTCAACAATTTCTCCACTTTCTAAAGTTGCAGGTACATCTATCAGCCTTTGATTACTTGAACCTCTAAAAGGGAGTGATACATCTCTACTATTTAATTCAAATTCCCCATCCACTAGAACATCTATATTGCATAATATTATATGCCAATTAGACATTTTAAATATATGCTCAAATGTAAATCCTGTATATACCCAAATATCTTTATTAGGAAATCTTTTTTTAAGTTCTACTAAAAGATCTTCTAATTCTTGCTGATATTGAGAATTATATAACTTAATAGGCTCTCCTCCAGATAATGTTATACCTTTAATATAAGGTAATTCCAGAATTCTAAATAATTGTTCTTTAGTTTCTTCTGTAAAAGGTTTTCCATTATCTTCAATCCACGATTCTGGATTATGACACCCTATACAATGATGCGGACACCCAGCAACCCAAAGAGTTACTCGGCATCCGCATCCGTTATTAATATCAGGATAAGTTATTTTAAGATAGTTCATAGTCGTGCTCTTCTACGTATTCTTTCATACCTTGTATAACAGTTTCTGACATAAAAGTTTGCCCTACTAACAAGCCATGTAAAGCTTCTAGTATATCAGTAACTGAACAATCTTCGTAAGCACTTTCCCATGAAAACTTATTACTACCTATTTCTAGTGTTAATTTAGTCTTTCTATCCTCGTTCATAGTTCTTTTATATGTTTAACTCGTTGTTCGACCTCCTGTTGCTTACCAACGTTAAATGACGTCTTGTAGTCTCCGGTTAAATAACCTGTTACACGGCGTAATCGCTTGATATTTTTACTACCACACATAGGACAAGTATCATTCAATTCATCAATATAACCACAGTCTTGACAAGAATCATTTGGTACATTAATGGCAAAGTATGGAATATCATGATCCATTGCATAATTAACAATCTCTTCAATAGCTTCTGGATTATGCTTAGTAGAAGCAGGTAATTCAACATAAGTTATACAACCTGCACTACTGAAACCAGTAAGTTGTGATTCAATTTCAATTTTCTCAAATGGAGTACATTCATGCCATACAGGTACGTGCATACTATTAGTAAAGAAATCACGTTCTGTAATTCCTGGAACTTCACCAAATTGCTTCTTAAATTTCTGCATTGCTGTGTAACACAAATTTTCAGCAGGAGTATAATAAACACCAAAATTAAGTTTATAAGCTTCTTTGAATTCACTGCACCTCTTCTTAAAGAGAGCTTCTAATTCTTTAGCTTTATCCATAATTTCTGAATCAGTATGGTCTTTACCGAAAATAATTCTCAAAGCTTCTGATAATCCTAATTGACCAATAGCTAAAGTACCATGTTTTAATGCTGAACGAATACCTTCTTCAGGTTTATATCCATACATTACATTATTTTGATACATAAACTTAGCTGATGCAGCATCTTGACTACATATCCAATCAAATCGTTCAATTAGCATATCTTTTGCTTCATGAATCTTAGTATCCAACAATTCAATAAATTTATTCCATACTAAATCCTTGATATTTATATCTGCATTATCCATATTAGATATAGCTTGCAGTTTAGAATTCATTGCAAGTGTAGGAAGTATGATTGTAACAGGACAGATATTACCTCTACCATCTTTAAGTTGACCAAAACCATTAATATCCCAGCCATTCGCTGTCCTGCATCCCATTGTACTAAAATAAGTGCGAGGATCGTTTATATCATACCCTTCATTACCAGACCAATCTACATTGGCATAATTAGGGTATAACCTAAGACTCGTAACCTTAGTAGCTTCTTGGAATATATCATAATTCGGATCTCCAGGTTTTCGATTAACACCTTTCATTAATTGAACGATACAGCACGGAAAAATCGGAGTGCTATGATGGCTACCAATACCATTCTTACTTACTTCAAGTAAAGCTAGACTAATAAGACGTCCTTCAGGTTGTGTACAAGTACCATAATTAATAGAAGTGAATGGTAATTGATTACCACTTCTACTTTGTAAAGTATTTAAATTATGATACATACCTTCAACAGCTTGATGAATTTCTCGTTTAGTCATATCCAAAGCATATTCATAAGAATTGGGATGCTCTTTATACAAACTATCCTCTATAGACAAATCTGTTTGATCATACTTCTCATTACGAATATGGTCAATATACTTCAATCCAGTTCTGTAGTGCTTATTAAAAGATAGTCTTACATAAGGAACCATAGTCCAATCTAGATGAGTTGCAGACACACCACCAAATTGTTGTAAACTTTGTACTTGGAATATTACAGCTAATAATTGAAATGCTGTATTAACACTCTTAGCAGGTCTAACATCAGTTTGCTTTAGCTTAAACCCGTTAGTAAGTAAGTCGTCTACTGGTATGCTCAAACAGTTTCCTGTTACCATACATCCAGCCAAAGTAAAACTGTGAGTTTCTGGAGCTTCAACACACCAAGTTACTTGTACAGATCCAGCCGTTATTTTATCTAACCGCCATGGTTTATTTTCTTGCTGTTTAACACATAGTTGAAAATCATAATAAGTAACATCTTCTTTGTAATTAGTAGATTTTACATGCTCTCTTTTCGACCAAACATGAAACCCTGCAAGAGGTGCGGCAAATTCAATAAATTCTGCTAATCTACTATCAGTTGTAGAAATAGTATTATTTGCTTTACACCCATCTGCTGAAAAATAGCCTAAGAAAATACTAGCAATAGCATTTTTATCTAGAATATTCCAAAATTTACCTTCAAGAAAATTTTGTTTATAAGATCCATTACCTCTAGTATGAAGAGTAATATCTCCATTACTATGATGTTGTCGAATACTATAACCAGCTTTTAAGAAATTACCCAAGTATTCTACTTTATCGGAACATAGTCTTACATTCATTCCACTGTTTGTAATTCTACTTTTATCTTTAGAATACATAAAGTAATCACAACCATCGCCTAATACAAATCCAAAACACCATAAAGTATTGTCTAATATAAAATCAGTTGTACTTACAGGCGTTAATATTAGTTTATCACCAACTTGTATATTATCAGTAATATCCCCATTACTTAAAATCCATCTATGATTTCTAGTACAGGTGACAGTTTTCTTAGTAATTCCAGCACTAAACTCTAAAGTGTACATTTTTTGTTTCTCATATTGATGTACCGTAGCAAATTCCCAATCTCCATTTTTATTTAGAATTTCTACAGGTTGACCGTCTGTAAAACTGTCAAAAGTTCTTACACCTCTAGAAGTTACAAACTTAGTATCATGGCTATAACAGTTGTGCATCCCCACAGCGTAAGAATCCAAATCATGAATGTATATTTCATTATTTTCATGATTATGCTTAGCCATTTCAGACATACAATAATTAAGAGCATAATCTTTAGTTACAACTCTACCTGCTTCACCAATACGTCCACCAAATGAATGCTCGTCAATATTAGCATTTTGATTTTTTACATTAGAAGCTTCAAGTTTAGATTTAATGCCTTTAATGAGTTTATCTTTTTCAGCACGAAGCATCTTACGTTCTTCTCTATAAAGAATATAAGCTTTAGCTACATCTGGAAAATCATAATCCATTAAAAGCTCTTCAACCTGATCTTGTATATCCTCAATATTAATCTCATCCCAAGTTTGTACTTCATTAGTTATTTCACTAATAACTTTAGAAGCATCTTCGTATCCACACTCTTTAAATGCTGCTGAAATCGCATTTATAATTTTACTCTTATCAAATTCAGCTAATGTACCGTCTCTTTTTGTTACTTTCATAAGTTTATTGTAGTTTATTAATTATTTCGAGCAAATAGAATTAAAATTAACCATTTAAAGGTTAACTTCAAAACTATTCATAGCTCTTAAATTAGTATTCTACTTATACACCTAGGATTCGTCCAACAAGAAGAGTCTTTTCATAACGAGTAAAGCAATCTTTACTCCAGTTATCGGTTATTTGCTGAGTAAAGGCATTGTACACATTCAGCATACTACAGTCATGATTACCTGTAAAATAATCACTATCCTCATTTACAAATAACTCCTTATAAGCACTTAATACCATAGTTGTAGCAACCTTCACTTTACCATAACCAGAGGTATAATCCATACCCATAGAGTTACGAATCCAACGTCCCAAACTTTCATTTATATTTAAATCTGAAGCTTCAAACGTAGTGTCATTAAGCATTCTTAGTGTATTACTGATTGTCTCAGTACGTTCTAGCAATCGCTTAATAGGTGTAAAATCAAGAGCTGTTTCAGGTTCAATTTCTTGAATATCCAAACCACTAGGAGAGAATACACACAAATTAGTACAAGCAGAGCGTTCTGCACCACTGTACAGTTTACAAATAGGCTTACGTACATCCAATCCATATACCATACCAACTACTTGTGTATGACCTTCAAAAGCATACTCATTAGGGAGAACAGCTTCTATATTAACACGATTAAATGTTAAATCGTCAGTGACTACATTACCAGAATCAGTAAGAGTTATTTGTTCTGGAGTTTTTACTTTAACGGTAAAATTATTGGTATACTTAGAAAGTCTATCAATAAAAGGCTCCAAGTAATCAGCAGTCTTAAAATAGTCTTTCTCCTTAATTCTAGTTGCCTTACCTTGAAGAATTTCCTCTAAGGTAAATACATGTTCGTTTGTCATAATTCTTTAAAAGTTTTGAAATTCACCACGTAAAATGTTATCTCCTTGAATAATATCATAAGACACTCCATAAGAGTTTCTAGAGAAATTAAATGCACTGTAATCACTTGCACCATACAAACTCAATACATTTCTATAATCGAATTTAAAGCAAGAAGAGTAAGCACTTGAATGTAAGTCGCCTTTAATAATGTGAACATTCTTACTTTGTTCATTATTATTATCAAGAACTTCATACAAGAAGCCTCTAGACTTATCATCCAAATTAAGAGGAAGACCTCTTTTCATAAATTTCTGATCTTTGCCATGAGTTAAATAGAAACTATGAACTCCTTCTTCAAATTTACCTAAGAAAGTATCAAACAGTACAGTTTCATACCCAAGAGAATTTAAAGCAGCAAACAATGCTTTAGTAGCAACATATTCAAATGCGCCAGTATGATTACCACATCTTACTGAATAAAAGCGAATACATGGAGCTACTTCAAGCTTCTTTAATTGCTCTACAAACTTCATCATTACTGAAATATAGACATTAGCTTGTTCAAAACCATCCATATTCTCAGGCATGTAATGATCAAGTCTATTAGTCATATTAGCAGGCCCACAACAATCCATCATATCACCCATTAAGCAAACATTTAATCTGTCTACTTTACCAAGTGTTTCAAGTCTTGCTGCAACTTGATGAAGTCTGCGATAAACTTCATTCATTCCATAATTCTTATTTTCATCATATAATGTACCAGATTCTACTGCTGCACCTACGTGCATATCAGCTAAGTAAAGATTGAGACTTCTACCATAAGAAGTTTCTTTCTCAACTGCAGGGCAATCTGGAATATTAAGAACTTTGAATGAAAGATTCTCTTGTTTAGTAAGTTGCTTCTTTAATTCTATATTCTCTTTAGCATACTTCTTACAAAGATTACTTGTATCTCGTATAGCATCCTCTTCTGCTTTACGCATAAAGTCATTCTCCTTCTCACGACTTTGCATAGCGCGTAATTCATCAATGCTTAATTCCTCAATCATATGAGGAGGGAATGGAGAACTTGCTTTATAAATACCAAAAGCAGAAAGAATTCTTTTAAAATCAACTAAAGATAAATCAGGGAAGTGTCGTACAATTTCACGTTGTGTTAGTGATACTCCGTAATATGAATATAATCTATATACAGTAAACATCTCCTCTCTACTAAGTTTACCAATAAGAGGAGTTTTGTTCTTACGATATATCTTATAAGTATAATACACTATTTTACCATCGGAGTTACGTTCATAACCAACTTCGGTGGCATTTAGTGATTCTACTTCTTCTACAGAGACCGGTTCTTCTGACTCAATCTTATCATATTGTTCATTCTTATTAACTATAGAATTATATAAGTTAACTACTTCGTTATAAGATTCTGTAGAGTGATCCATAGTCCTGCGGTATTCGTGCATACGATCATAGATTGACTGTTTCTTAATATCGTTAGCAGAGCAATATGCAGAAATAGACAGACCACTATCTTTAATAGCTTTAAGAGTTTCAATAAATGATAAAATTGTTTTTTCTTTCATATAGTTTATTTATAATTAGGTAGCATTTACGCCGTTATAGTATTTCATCTTTTTATTTAGTTTATCTATATACGAAAATAGGGCGGAATCTCACGACTCCACCCTACTTTATGATTCAATTTACTTTATAATTAGTTCTCGTTACCAAATACAATCCAACGACCAGACTTAGCTGACTTAGACGGAGTGTACTCGATAGTAAATGCAAGAGGCTCACCCTCAGCTACAACCTTACCCTTAGTACAAACGAGCTTGCCATGGAAGCCATTAGAAATCAACTCCTTAGCCTTCTGCTTTGCATCAGCCTTAGTAGTATCAACTACTGCAAGAGTCTTACCACTTGCGGGGTCGATAATGTTATAAACACTCTTCCACTTACGCTTACCCTGCTCATTCTTAACATCGGTAACAGTCCAAGGACGCTCACGAGTATCCTTAACAGCAGAATCGAGAGTAATGATATAACCCAAACCCGGAGCACACTTGCCCTTAGCCTGCATATAATCAAGCATAAACTGCTTAACATCCTTCTCGGTTACTGCACCAGTGAGCTTAGACAAATACTTGCGATATGCCTGAGTAGCATCACCATTAATAATAAACTTCAAATCGGCTGCATTGATTGCCTCTTCCTTAGTTGCACCTACGATTTCCAATTTCTTAAAAGACATTACTGAATTTGTTGCCATAATAGTAAATAAATTTAAAACATTAACATTAATCATTCCCATCACTCATTGACAGGTTTTGTATCTGATTATTTAACCAGCGTGATACAATAATACCCATTATCACGAATTTTCAAAATCTACTTATGTAAAAATTTGTTAAAATGGTAGCTGGTCACGAAGTAGTTTTGTAATTTGTGCAGGCATGTCTTTTGCTTTCATACCCAAGTCTGGAAACTTTTTACACCCATCAGAAAACCACTCACAAACTAAAGAAAGAACCTCTATTAGATTGTCATCAATAGGTTCTCCCTTAGTACACATGCGAATCACTTCGTAATGTGTTATTCCAGGTTTTTTCTGCTTAAGAGCATTTGTAAGATAACAAATAGTACTAATAAGTCCTATTTTATCTCCTAAATCTTCAGAAGCAGGAATTCCAAAGAATAATTCATGTTTTAGGCGATATTGCCAATCTTTATATCTATTCGTATCCATAAGCTTTATACCAAGCGATTAATTTAAGTAACCAGATAAATTCAACTACCCCAGCTTTATACCAGTGCTTTTTCATAGAAACAACACTACTATTAAACTTGTCTGTAGTTTCAACTACTAAAAAATTACCACTAACAGAAGGATTTTTCAAATCATACTTATCAGCACCAAGCTGTAATAACCAAGTATAGAAAGCAATCTCTCTATAATAATGGAAATTCTTAACGGCATAATTAAATCCATCTAAAGGCTTTCCAGTAGTTTTAACATCATTAATCACAATAGAATTATTTAATTGATCAATGGTGTAATTATCCAGTTTAGCTTTTAACTTCATAATGAAAGGTTCTACATCAGGTAGATTTACTTCTACATCTAATAGTATAGTAGTTTCATTATAGCTAGGAAGCTCATTATCTAGAATGTCTTTAGGATGTAACAATTTCTGTATAGCTTTATTAGCTTCTATAGAACTCATTACATTCTGCAATCTATCTAATGAATTAGCATCCAAATAAATTGGCTTACGAGTATCAGTAGAAGATTGCTCAAATTTAAACCTTTCTTTAAAATAAGGCTTGATAGTTGCTTTAACTTTGCTTAATTGATTTGCTGTTAAGAAACCATGATAATAATCAACTGTACTAGCAGCATCTCTAATTTTTTCATCGTCAGGCAATTCTCCAGTTTTACTTGCATATCCCCAAAGTAAATCAGCCATCATTCCTACCTTAGCGGAAGGAGCTTTAACGTCTTCACAAAGGAAAAAGGTGTCAGGTTGCAAGCTGAGTTCATGCACTGCCGAACCAAAAGCTAAACTAGATGAAAACTTGTTATGTTTTGATAGCCCTTCAAAGAAATCTTTAGGACAACCTCCTTGCATTGGGTTAATTAAACCCATTCTTGAGTTACTAATGTAATCTGCATACTCTTTACCAAAATATACAGAATCATCAATATCAGTTATCTTTAAAGTTTCTACTAAAGGCTTAATAGTTACTTTAGATAACATTTGCTTATTTGGAATCATATTAACGCTCTAAAGTTAGGTAGTATATCTGCCTTGAATAACTCATAGGCATCTTCTATCTCATACTTATCAAGTGAATACACCCTTCCAATAGGCCCCCAATCTTCATTAGATTCAGAATCCATAAGAAGACAGGGAACTCCAGCTAAATTCATAGCTATGAAATTAGATACAGAATCGTCTACAAAGACATCAACTCTACCTTTAATTACATCAGCTTTGTTTTTTCGCTGGCTACATATTTGATATACAGGAGCTTCTGGGTAAGAATGCTCTTGTAACCATTGCTTTGTCCACGGTTTCGGATTAACTCGCTTACTGCAATACAAAGCTACATCAAAATTAGGTTTATGTTTTTCTGGCAAACCTAACCAAAAATCTTTGTCTTTAATCAAAACTCTTTGTACGTGTTTTGTAATTACACTATCACTAGCAGGCATACCAAATCTTTCGATATAGCATCTCCACCAGTAATTACATGTATCATCACAATCTAATCCAATGCGTAACTTCATAATTTCGTCTACAATGGCTAATTAACTTCTATAACTTTAAAATTCTTATTAATATCAGTTTCTACTTCTTTATCGTATGGATATACGTAAAAAGCGTGCTGCAAATCTTCCCAACAGGATTCATATTCTAATTGAAATCCTTCTTTTGTAGCCCACTTAGAACGTTTTTTATCACGTCTGCACATATCCAAATAATGCTGAAATTCCTCCTCGAAAGTTAGAACCTCAGCATTTTGTATTTTAGGTTTACACCTATGCAGTACTAATAATTTATGTTCCTTACGATAAGTTTCATCAAAGTTCATGTTTTAACAATTGATAAAATAATGTATCAGGTAATACAACTAACTAATGATTTAAATCGTTTTCTACACTTTGCTAAATTAAAATTTCAACATCTTTTAAATCGTTTATAATATAAGGTATTTCTAACAGTTTAATTTTATTATCTTTGCAGAATTTTCTAATATAATTGTCTCGAATTTGCTAATCTTCTAATTTTAATTCTCCTCCAAACTATTTAACTGGCACATAATGCTAAATCCCATTATATTCTATAAATATATTACAGTCTGGTAAATAAAAATCAACATAACAATATCCAGATACACGAATATCTTTTGGAGCTTGAATTCTATACTGCGAAACATAATTAATATTTAAGTTTTTTAAAACTGTTTCCACTAAAAATTCACCCTTAGACTAATTACATTTAGGACACCTTGCATGATTATGTAGGTGGTCATGAGCATTCTAAGTAATTTCTCCATGTATAGGGCAAATATATGTAATTTTGTTCTCAATTCCAGTATATATTGTATTAGAATAATTATAATCAGGATTTAATTTCTGACATCTAGAAATAAATTCTTCTTGCGACATTAATAATTTTTCAGATATACTTTTTCTACCACATTTTGAACATCCTTTCCCAGACAAATGATTTGCAGGATCCTGTAAAAATTCACCATGTTCAGGACATATTATTATACCTTTAGTTCTGCAATTAATATAATTAAATTTACTATAATCATACTTATTATTATGAACTGCATTAGCATCTTTTATAAAACTATCTATATCTTTAGCTCTATCATTACTTAGTTTCTAAAATTTACATTTTGGGCAACCCTAGCCTTTTGTATGAGCATCCGGTGTTTGCCAAAATTCTCCATGTTCATTACCATTAACGTCAAGTTCATGACAAATTATACACACTTTATCTTTTTTAGTATGATACTCAGCTTTAGAATAATCATATTTATTACCATGAGCTTCCTAAGCCTACTCTACAAATTCAGCGGTTGTTAACTTTCTCATTTTTTAATAAATTGTATAAAACCTCTTTGGGCAATATTACATAATCAGTAGATATAGAATTAACTTTTTGTTTCCTCCAAAATACAACTAATGGTCTATCCTTTAAAGGGCAACCTTCAGTAATGGTTTCAATATTTGGAGTATTTAAAGTTGCTTTACATTGAATATAAAATGGAAGTTTATCTTCAGTTTCAGCAATATCTACCTTAGAGTTATCTAAATTTCTATCTTGGGATCTAGAAGATACTAATCCTGCATAACCTAATTCGGTTAATTCTTTGATAATATCTAGTTCAAATCTATTTCCTTTAGATTTACTCTTTTTTGCTTGATAAGCCCTAAATGTAGTGTTATCAACCCATTTACAAGAAATTTTATCTTTCTTACCTGTAGAACCTTCTCTAGATTTATTACATCTAATTTTAATAGATGCCTCTGACAATCCAGATTCAGTGCTTGCAGCTACTAAATTGGGATAAGTTTTTACAACACCATCTTTATAGGTAATAATTACACTGGTATTCAATTCTTTCTATGATTTCTTAGCCATTTTATAAATTGAGTTATTAAATCAAGTGTGAGTTGTCGTCCTCTATTCTTATACAAGTCACTAATATCTTTTGCTTCATACTTTCTAGGAATCCATGTATAAATAAGTTCTGGATGTGCCTGCTTAATTTTTCGCATACCAGTCAAACCTGCTAAATCGTTATCATAAAGTACTACAATATGCTTGAAACGCTTTTTTAATTGTTCCAATACTGTATCAGAAATAAAGAGATTTTCACTATTAGGAGCAATAGCATTAATCCCAAACTCATACAACAACATGCAGTCCTTCATAGACTTCGTAATTACTAGCAGATTACCTTTCTTAGGAAGCATTTCAAAACCCTGTATTTTCTTAGCAGGCCAATTAGTAAGAAATCTAATACCACTACTTTTATTTTGTGGATAATAGATTCTCCATAATTCTTTACCGTCTAACTTGCCTCCATAATATCCAAACACTCTCATAGAAGAAGTAACAATACTAAATAAATTATCATTAAGGAATACAGACTTACAAGAAAACACTCTAAACTTATTTAGAGTCTTCTTAGTAATACCATATTGTAACCACCAATCTAATTCATCTTTAGTATAGTCCTTTATCTCTACTTGAATTTTAGACTTACCTGCATCTTCAAATTTTTTAGTATTTGTCGTGCGGATTCCAGGGTTTACTTGTAAGTGCTTAAACGACTTTAAGCCTAAGTCATTAGCAATGGTACACAGAGCTTGATAAAATGTCAAGTCATGTATAGCCATTACTAATGAAAAGCAACTATAAAAATCTCCTGTTGCAAAGTCATGTAAGTATAACTCACCTTTACTATTGCGATAAAAACCACATGTAGGTTTATTATCATTTCTTAGTCTACTTCGTATCAGTTTCTTACTAATATTAGGTATTCCTAAGTAATAACAGAATATTTCTTCCTCAGTAACTTTTGATAAGATAAATTCCTTAGTTATAGATTCTCCAAATGTAAATTCAAACATAGTTCATATTAACAATTTAGAGTAAATATAACTAACTCAGTTTATATTTCAAAATTAGAGTCCTGCGAGCATGTCTTGAAGATCATCTGTAGCTGCAGCATCAATATCAGAGTTATCAGTAGTCTGATCCAATGCTTTATCAGCAGGCATCGCAGTTGGAGTAGCTGATTCAAACTCCTGACGTTTCTTCTCCTCACTAGGAGTAAAACCGAGTCCCTTCTCTTCAAGAGCTAAAAAGTTATTGCTTACATAAGCATCACCACTCTCTTTATTAATGGAAGTGTAATATGGAAGAGCGGCGTAAGTCACACCATCTTTTACTCTACCAACGAGCTTTAGATATACATCCTTACCCTTCTTCTCATTAAGAAGTTTCTGTGCCATAGTAGCTACATCTTTAAAAGACTTTGCATTACCAACAACTTTCTTCAACTTCTCAAAACCCTCCTTATTAATAATAGCCAAGCAGTGTGCAAAGAACATCATTGCTCTATCAGCATTAGAAGGATTCTCACCACCCCAATTATTAGGAGTACGTTCAACATCTTGACCCTTTACATCAGGGAGGAATAGGTTCTCTTCATAATACCCATGCTCTCCTTCAAAACGTACTTTAAAGATGTCGTAATCAGTACCATTCTTTTCAGAATGAAGTACATCTACCTTACTCTCTACAAACTTAACCTTGTTAATAGAGAAAGGACGTAAACGCTTATCAGAAGCAACACCTGTGGTATTAGTAAGACCACCAAAATTAAAACTACTCATTTTCTTTCTAATTTAAATTAAACTACAAAAATTTTTAATTACAAACTTGCTAACATGGCTTGAAAATCATCACCATCAATCTCTTCTGCATCTTCTGGAATATCATCATTTAATTGATCCAAGTTCTCAGATAAACCTTCTGGAAGATCTACATCTTCTACAAGATTATCATCACTTTCTACAGGTTCTGGAGTTTTATCGCCTTTAAGAATAAATGTTCCATCCTCTGTAGCTTCCAAAGTAAATACAGTACCATAAGCTGCAAGTGCATCATGATTAGCACCTCTACAAGCTACGGTAAAAGATTTAGTAAGACGATTACCTGACTTACATTTAAATGCTTCATCAGTTCCTAATACAGGAGTTTGAACCTTATCAATTTTTCTAAACTTGATATTAAGCTTAGCTTCGGGTTCTACACCCATAAGTTCAACAGCTGCTGTATTTAGCGTGTACTTATTATCTGCTAGTATAAGTTGAGGTTCAGAAGATTCACCTTTCTTTGCCTTCTTGGGTTTAGCGGCAGTAGCTGGAATCAAGTCTTTAACTTCTCCAGTATTAGGATTAACTGCTACAAACTTATTTGCACTCTCATCAAACATCAAATTCCACGCTTCCATATTAGTCTTCTCCATTTTCAAATTTGTTAATTGTATCTATAACGAGCTTCATGTTAGGTTCAATGTACTTATCAGCAAAACATCCAGCAACAGTACGACATGTATCATTACCATTAGTTTTAGTTCTAAATCTATACTGAACTTCATCATTTTCATCTTTAACTACGTCTGAGTAAATTATGTAACTGAACAAACCATCCAATACTACAGTTTTATCTAGCATTTTACCAGATGAATATAGCTTGTAAGTAGGTTCCATATCTGTACCATCATTAATAATATGAGAAATAATTACTACAGTCAAATCATCTCGGAGTTTATCAGCTCCTGTCATAAGATCATAATAATTCTTAGCTTGTTGTGTAAACTTCTCAAAACCTTTTACAAGAGCATTCTCCATAATTTCATTACTTAAACAGTAATTAATATCATCAAGAACAATAACTTTAATATCCTCTCTAGTAGAAGATACAAGTTTCAAGATTTTACCAATATTCTCATAATTATTACTAACATACCAATTTCCTTCAAGCTTACCTCCATTAGTTGTTACCTTCTTATATTTCTTACGAAATCCAGGTATTTGTAACTGTTTGTTAGTACAGCTAACAATAAAAGTTTCTTCAGGATCTAAGTATCTTAATGATGTACTCTTACCAGTATTACTGAATCCAGCTACGCAAATTACATTGCTCATTTACATTACAAATTTAAAAGGTTGTTTGCTGTTATCTAATACTACTTCTTTTATCTCTTCTTCTTTATCTATAGAATCTCCAATGATATAGGCTGGACTAGTAAATAGTGACCAGTCATTTACTTCCTCAGGTTTAGGCATATCATGCCAATAACCCATTTTACCAAAGAAATTTACCCCTAATTCAATACTAGATGCTCCATCACGAGCTTTTTGTATTGTAATTACACGAAAATTATCTTGCAATATTTTAATATCATACTTACTGTATGTTGCAAGCTTTTCTCTATGTGGATTAAAAATTGAGATAGCTACCTCACAATCCTGTGCTGGGTTACCAGAATCCTTTATATCGTTCAATGTAAGATTATTTAAACCTTGCTTCCTTCTCTCGATATTAGCGGAATCTCTATTAGTCTGCATAATCACTACGGGACTAATACCACAAGCATTTCTCAACATTACTAATACTCTTGATACTGCATCTATTTCATTCTTTAATTGTGAAGCAGATGCTTTTACTAAACCAATATGATCTATAACCACATTATGAATTAGTTCTGGATCATTAGGAGCATACAGAATTTCTGCTTCGTCCCCTTTACCCTTAATATCAAGCTTACCAGTATTTTTTAATTCATTTACTAACTTATTATACAAATAAGTAGCTGTACAAGTTTTATCATAGATTTTCACAATCTTCTTAGCTTGTTGCAGCCAGGGTTTACTCTCTTTTAGTAGGTCGTAATACTCATCACAGAGTCTATAGTTCTTCTTCCGAGAAAATATCTCTTTAGAAGATAATTCAATACCATAAGTATCGAATATATGCAAGCATAATAGTCTTGCCCAAATAGTCTTCTCCGCCATTTCGAGCGAAAAATAAGTTACTTTAAACTTACCATCGTTAAAATGCTCTATCATCGGACTATATACATAAGAAAACAAAGTTAATGAACTCTTACCATTACCAGTACCCGAATAGATTAGAGTATATGTTTTAGGACACACTCCATCTACCAAGCCTTCTAGTTTTGAAAGTCCCATTGAAAAACCTTGATTCTTACCTTCTCTACCTCTATCAATTTCTTGAAAGAGGTCGTCAATTGCGTCTATCATATCATTTTAACTGCATTGTAATCAATGTTAGCAATATCACCATTACGAAGAGCTTCAAGTTCTTCCCAACGACGATCTACTACAAAGCTAGCTAACGTGAATTGAATGAATTGTGTATTCTCTTTCGCCCAATTTAATAACTCCATAATCTTATTATGTGTTTCAGTATTCCAATTAATGGCTTTACCATAAGCACGATAAAAATCTTCTAGAGAATCAAACTTACGTGATATACCTCTAAGAGGCACACACGTTCCATTTATATTACCAAACATAGGATAGTTCTCAAACAATTCTTTTCCTAGCTCAAAAGAAGCTTTACAAAAGCCTCTCAGGAAAACTTTATTAAATTCAACAGCGATTGGGTCAAATGATTGTCCTTTTGCCGGAATTTTATAAGTCTTGTTGATTATACCTTTAGTTTGTAATGTAACTAGTATAGAACGAAAGTCACCGCGAACATCTTCGGGCAATGCGAAGTAGCGGTATAAATAAGAATCATCTTCTTCTTGTGCTAAAAGCAGAATTCGTATGACAAAAAGTTCATTAGGATTTAGGTGATATTTAGTAAATATACCCAATTCCTCATCAATCGTGTTAATCAAAACAGAATATTTAACTTAAATAGTATTAATATTCTGTAGAATTGTTTATACCTCTTTCGAGGGCTTAGATACTACATAGTGGAAATAGGGTTATCTTAGACTTAATCTCTATTTATGCACGGTAGTGCTCTATGGCTTCAATAATTAAATCACGATTCTGTACATCCTGCGGAACGAAACTATCAGGCTCTACAGTAGATGCAACTAATTTACTTATTTTTATTTGTGTATCATAGTTGTATTTGCCAAGCCAACACAAGTAAGATGTTAAACATTTACGCCTGTGTTGTACCCGTTCTACTAAGTCTGGCAGTATCTTATCCTTAAATGCTTTTTCAATGATAAACTTTACATTAACTGATTTAGTCAAATCCCATAACTTAGGATCATCAATATCAAATGTTACTTTCATTTTAGAAACGGAATGTAAATTTTGAAATTGGTTTCTTATAAGTTTCATAAGGTTCACCACGTAACACCTTCATAAGGTTATCAGCATCAATAGGAATGGATGTAGTATCTTTGTGTGATTTCTCAAACCAAGATGTTTCTACAGTATTATTGAGTACAAAAGTAAATACTTCTGCAATCTTATTACCTTCCTTTCTAATAGCTCTTCCCTTACGTTGTATGTAACGTGTTGGTGAGGAATCATAACCTAGCATCACTGCTACATTAATTCCTGGAACATCTAGTCCTTCGTCAGCTTTTTTAACTGTATTAAGCACACCAGAGGACATTTTCGTAAATTCTTCGATAGTGATCCTACCTTTCTTTTTTGAATCTTTCCCTGTATATACATAGCCAATCCCAATGGACTCAGCAATATCAGTAGTAGCAGAAAAAGTGATGATCTTTGCATTTGGACGAAACTTGATAATTTCACGAGTTAATTCGATTTTCTTAGGGTGATTATTTATATACTTCTTTCTTGCTTGTAGTACTCTAGCAAAAGCAGTAGCATGATAAGTAATCAACTTCAGGGCATCTTTTTTATTTAGTTCTGGATTTAGAGCACATATATGCTCTCTATAGGCTAAACGAGCTTTATACCCATTCTTACCTAACATTTCCATTGCTACATCAAAATTATACATGAAAAATTCGAAGTGTTTATTAAACTCTGCTGAGAGATTTTTATACACATCTATATCATCTACATCTAACATTATTTTATATTCAACACTTTCAGCTACCCAGCCATTAGCAATAGCTTCTAGACTAGTTATTTTATCTACAACAGGACAATACTTATATAGTAATTCATGTTTACCATCAAGTCTTTCCATAGTTGCCGATAAAGCAAGAATAAATCTGTATTTCACTTTATTAAATAAGGTGATATTTAAATCACTAGCATAACGATGCGCCTCATCTAATATTAGTAAATCTACATTATATTCATTCTTAATAAGTGTATTTATAATAACAACCTCAGATGTAAGTCCTAGTCCTTGTTTATCCAACTGTGTTATCCACTGTTTTTGCAAAGTCTCCGTAGGAACGACAACTAATATACGTAATCCTGGAAATTTCTTATTAAGAACTGTGGCTCCCATAAGGGCAATTCTTGTTTTACCCATTCCGGTGGGAGCTAATATGGCTCCCTTACATTTATTAGCTATCCAATATTTTAAAGATTCTTTTTGACGTTCAGTTCTAGTAAGTTTAGGAAATAAATCCTGTTCTTCCATTTTACTCTAACGCAATATTCTTTATCTCACATATTTGCTTAATTTCTTTAATCTTTTGCTCCCACAATTCTGCTTGCTTGTGAGCCTCATCCTCCAAACGAGGTAATACTTTATTCTTGAGAGTACTTAAAGCAATCTCACTAATATTCTCATAACGCTCATTCTTTAGATTATACATAGCTCTAAACTCCAAATAAGACAAACCGCCATTATAATCAGTATGAAGTTTTGTATCAGGTCTCAAGTCAAGATTATCAATTACTTGCTGAAGTCTATCCAATGGCTTACCATCAGCATCCTTCTTAGATAAGTAATCCTTAATCTCGTCTTTAGTAAACCAAAGACCCAATTTAGTAAGAAAGTTATTAGTAATATGCTTTCTCTTAAATACTCCTAAAGCAGAAAGACAGGCACTGAGTACAATATCAATACTTAGATTCTTATACTCATCTGGGATCTCTATTAAATGGTTGACCGAAACCTTAGAGTAGGCACTTCTAGGAAGCTGCTCTTTTACCTCATCAGTATTCAAGTAATCAGTAAGAGATTTACGAAAATCGAGTGGAATAATTCCTTGCTTACGCAAATAACGCATGTACAACTCTGCATTACAACGAACCTCTTGGTCACGAATGATATTAATCAATTCATAACGTCCTGGATCGTCTTTATCCGTGCTATTAAGCATAGACTGACAATGTGCATAGCATCTTTTCAACTCATCTTCAGAAGCGTCTATAAGTTTAAACTCTTCTTGAACTCTCTTACCGTTAACAAACTTCTTAGGGCCTTTCCATACAAAGTTGTTTACATCACTCTTCTTACTTTCGATAGCTGCGGTCAGCTTATCTCCCAAAACTGTTGACATATATTAATTATTATAGTTTATATTCATGATTTTTATCTATTACTTGCTTGTTAACGAATTTAATAAAATGTATTCCAGTATAATTATATGGTACAAAAGTATTACCATTAAACCAAGTATCTTTACCCGCTTCAACTTCTTTAAAAGTGAGGAAACCTTCCTCACCATTATACATTTCACGGTGATCCCAGTTAGGAAACTTTGTACACATAATATAACGGCTACCAAGTCTTGTTACTTCGTTATTATCTAACACATCAAAAACATAAGTAGTATAACCCAAAGAGTCTCCTTCTTGTGCTAATAATCTAACTCTTGTTGTGTAAATCATAACTAAATATTAAGATTCTCTCGTTTTATCTACATAATCAATACAACCTGCAATAGCAAAATCAGTCTTCATATTCTCAAATCCTCGAAAACATGGAGCCTTTTCACATTTAGCGCAGGAGCGATTATAATACATAATTTTAGAGGTTCTATTAGTTGGTAATCCTTTCTTTACAGGCATATAAGAACAATTAAGACAATGTTAAGAATACAACTACCAATAGTAGCACTAGTAGCTGTTTTTACTTTTTTCTTCATCTTACTATTCTCATTTACGAGATTACTATTAATAGCTTCACAGTTATTATAACGCAATATTTGTAAAGAATCTAATTCTTCATACTGCCTTACTAGCGAATCATTCTTACTAAGTAGAACCTGATTAACAGAGTCTACTTTAGTAAGATAATCATATTGGTTAAATATGAGATTAGTTTGCTTTAATTGTAAGGGAGTCACCTGAAAACTTTGAGCGTAGGAATTCGGTGTAATACAACCAATCAGAATCACTAGATTGATTAATAATTTCTTGAGCTTTTTCTTCATACTTTACTTTAATTAAAGTTTTTGTACTATAAATAGTATCTATCTGCTGTTTTAAGGTTTCTATATTATTATAGATTGTATCAAGTACAACCTCTTGAACAACAGTAGGCTTTTTAGAAGCTCGTCCTACGTAATAGAAACTAGTAGCAATAACACACCAGCTTACTAAAACTCCGATAACAACTTTTGTTTTCAAGTTTTATAGTTTCTTTACAATCTTATATTCCGCCGCAGCCTTTTCTTTAGCTAGCTTAGCCAATAACTTTGTCTCATATTTAACTCGTGCATTATTATAGCCAATAACTACAGTTTCTGGATGTTTCTCAAAGAATTCCATCTCATGCTTAAGAATTGCTTCTACTACTGGAGTATTAATCAATCCTATATTATTAACATAGAATACATGCACAGGTCTTTTAAGAGCCTTACCAATAGCAATCTCCTTACCTAGAGCCTCATTAAAGTCATCTTGAGGAGCACATACTGAAAACCCAATGCTAAGTCTTTTCTTAACTACGTCTTCTGGAGAATAATCCCATGCTGTTAATTTAGTAACCTTATACTCAATACCAATAGGAAGTACTTCACTAACAGCAGCAATTACATACTTACGTTCGTTACCTGCGTAGTCTACAAAAGAACCTACACGAGTCTCAATTGTTGATTTTTTCATTTTCGTTGTACTCATTAATAAATCGAAATAATCTGTAACCTTTCCCTTTAACTATACGAGTTTTAGTATTCTTTATCTTAGTTTTGGTTTTTATGTATTTAGACGAATATAGTCCAATCCAACCATCACCTTCAAAATATACATCAATCTCGTACAACATCAGGATTATCTTTTTTAGCAGCTTTACGAGCTTCTTTACGAGCTTGCTTTTCTGCTTCTTTCTCTGCGTCTTTAATAGCTTGATTCTCAGAACTTACTGTCAGAATTGCGGATTTAACTTTAACTAAGTCATTCCAAGATTCTTGTGGTAAATCAAATAAAGCTAGTAACGCATTCTTCTCTCGCACCCAAGCGTTAAAATATTCAACTAAAGAAAGATCTCCTTTGCCAGCATAGATAGATTTTTTATTACTTACTCTATACTGGATAATTGCTTTAACAGCACTTACAAGAGGCATACCATATCCATAGATTTTAAACTCTACAGATTCATTATCCTTTCCTTTATTAACTACTTTTGCTAAGTACAAATCGAACAAGCTACTAGCTTCATCCAACGATTTCAACGCAAAGTCATTACCTTTAATAATAATACCTTTTTGTTGAGATTCTGCCATATTAAAATTCTTTAAATAATACTGAATTAACTTTTATCTGCTCATGCCCAGCATAAATAAATCCCCAATGTAAGGATACTACAAATATGTTGAGAATAGGCACTAGTGAAGTTAGTACGAGAAATATTGCCAGTACAATAGGAAATTTAAACTTCCTATATACAGGTTGGTTATTCTCGTCCATATGATCTAAGAAATAAGTTCTAAACAACAATAGATATGTTGAATAGAGGCAGGCAAAAACACAAACCCACCAAAGAATTATTCCAGCATTCATAAGTTCAAGTTTTCACTGCTAAATAAACAACTGCAATAAATATTACTAAAATAAAAATTTTTAGTACTATCATTACTTAACACCAATCATTAAATTAGTTCCATTAGTTCCAGTAAGAGTAGTAGGAAGTTTACCATCCCACTTCTCAATCCAGTCTTCCGCTACAATTCTTTCACTTAACGATTCAGCAATAGTACGATTGTAGTATGCTTCACCATCAGCTTTAATTCTCATAGCTTCAGCTTTTCCTTTAGCTTCTGCAATAGCTATTTTAGCATTTGCTTCAGCCTCTTTCACTTCATTTTCTGCTTTAAGAGATGCTTGAACAGCTCTATTCTTAGCATCAATCATTTCAGCTAATGCTGACGGAGGTGTAATTGCTGATGTAAATTCATCTACAATAAAGCCTTCTTTTTGCATAGAGATTTCCAAACGATGTCTTACATCGGCCTCAAATTGTGCTCTATGGGACATTAATGAATCTGAAGTATAAGCATTAGCACATGTTCTATATGCTTCATATATACAAGTGCGAATATAACCAGTTTCCAACTCCTCTATAGGCTTACGATACTTTCTAAAAATATCACAAGCTTTTGCAGGATTAATGTGGTATGCTATTTGAGGATCCATTGTAAATGTGGACGCATCTTTAGCATTTACCGTAAATGGTTCATAGTGTTTTCTTTGTACAGTAATGGGATACGTAAATACAGATTCAGCCCAAGGCCAATAAAATACCCATCCACTACATGTTCCTTCTACACCACCATAATTTTCACTAGAGCTAGACCATTTATGAAACTTAATTCCTACAGATCCAGAATCTACAGCTGTACAACTAGTTAATGCAAGAATACTTGCAAATGCAAAATACTTAATTTTCATTCTTCTTTAAATACTTAAATGTTCGTCGTCCTCTATCATCTTTATTGTACCACAATACAATACTTCCGTCATCTAGTACATCTACGTACGGTTCATAATACAATCCAAGAATTATCAAAACTCCTAGAATTGCTCCAATTAAACATACAATCATTTTCTTTTAACGCTACCAGGTCTTGTTGAAGCTGCTTGATCCTTATTATTCAAACGATCCCAAGCTGCTTGGCGTGCTTTGAGGCGTGCAACCATTTTCTTGTACTTCATAAAACGAATTTAATAAATTAGTTAATAATCTCATGACTTGCTTCTACAGCTAATCTATCACAATAGTTATTCCAGTAAGTATGTTCTTTATCATCTTTCTGGTGTCCACGTATATGAACACCAGTAATATTAGGACATAGCTTACTAAGAGTTTCCCAATCCTTATCAAATAATTGCCAAAGTTGTACATTTCTCTTTCTTTTGAAATTTTTGAATATACAACCTAAACAATATTCTGAATCAGAATAGATTGTAATGGATTCTACAGGTTTTTTAAATGCTCTTATAGCCATTAAAATAGCTAAGATTTCGGCAGTATTATTAGTACCACCTTTCCAACCTTTAGAAAACTCCATTACTTTAACTCCATTCTTTAGAATAACGAATGCGCTCCCACCTTGTTTGCGGGAAGACGAATATGCTCCGTCTGTGTATATAACATAATCGTTCATTTTAAAAACATTTT